TATGTGTTGTTTATATCTTTTCTCAATTAGTTGTTTAAATGAGAATCAATAGGTGTTATTGTTGAGAATAATGAGTGTGGGTCTTGTGTATAATGTTCTTATAAATGTGCCCAGGTCTTGTGATCTAAGCCCGCATTCTATCAGAACTCCGCGAAAAAGTCAAGACCCGCCGAAAAACTATCAGGACCCCGACACAAAATCTCGACGAGGACTTGACGAAATCTCGACGAGATCTTATAATACATCAAGAGTCGCCAAACTCTTCAGAATCTCGACTAGATACCCGTCACAAAATCTAGTCGAGAATCACACATAATATCTCGACTAGATTCACAATATCTTATAACATCTCGACTAGATTCACAATATCTTATACACAAATCTCGTGCTAGAATCGCACACAATCTCGACGAGATATGCATCAAATCTCGTGCTAGAATCGTGCATAGATCTCGACGAGATATGCATATAGTGCAAGAATCGTGCTGCACCCCACTCACCCCTACCCACACCATCTCGATGTGCTTAAGCACACAATCTCGATAAGGTATGCATATATATTCACATGATCTCGATGCACATATGTATTGACATGTGCATGTTCTCATGTTATGATACATGTAGTTCGCGGACAGATTCTTATGCCTTACGCACAGAAACAAAAGTACAGAATTACTCTTGAACTTGAAGTCTTCGAAGACTTCGACCCACATCAAATAGATTGGGAAGATCTTTTTGATCTTGGTGGTGATGAGAATGTTAAGGCTTATGTTGAGGATCTGACTTTAGATCGAGTATGGTGATTGTACCATAACCCTAGACATCTGTCTAGGGTTTTATAATATCTTAATATTCTCAATAAGCACCATTATTGAGAATGACCAAAACTCCCCAAATAGTTAAATACTACTAGACCTGATATCAGTAACATGTCCGAAGAATTAATTGTTGAAGAAATTGTAGAAGACTACGGTGTATGGGAAAATGCACAAACTGAGAGCGTAGCAAACTACCTTACTCTAGATGCACTTGGATCTAACCTACGCCACCGCTGCGGTTCTTATAAAGAATTCGTGTTTGAGGCAAATAAGTTCAGCCTCTACGAAACTCCCGATGGAGTATCATTTAACGATGCGAACGTAAAGTATACCGTACTGGAGAGCCAACTCTGGGACAGTTGAGGTACTGGCACACACCCCCTTGCAATTGCCCACGATCTGGTCCATACTACCTGAGTCAACGCAATTTTGTCGATCATGCGTAAGATTGAACAGCAGATGAACAACGCAATCAACAATCAGGTTGATTGGAAGTCTGCTAACACCGAGGTCGTGAGTTGCAGCAACGTTACCGATGTGTTTCTGCATGGTAACCTCATCGCTCGGATTGGTGAAACCTGGATCGAATTGTTTGATGGTGGGCATCAAACTAACACCACCAAGTCTCGCCTGAATGCTATTCTTGCCGAGCATGGTGTGCCTGGTGAGCGTGTCTTTCAAAAGAACTTTGATTGGTTCGTGAGTCAGGCAGGTGGCGCGATTCCGTTCTTTTCTGGAATGCGTCTTAACTGAGGGGAATTCTCCCCTCTTTTTTTCTAATTAATATTCGTGGTGGACAGTCGGTAAGGTGTCCACTGTTCTCCCCAAAGCACCCTGAGAGGTGCAATACTATAAGAGTCAAAGGAGGAAATCAATGTTTGAAGAACTTTGGTCCGAAATCCAAGATGCTCCTGGTGAGATCTTCGACCTTAACATTCCTGAGATTGAAGATAGCGAAGACTTTAACTTCAATGATTATCTGAACGGCGATTACGAATACTGATTATGACTCTCACTTCTCTAACTTTTGAAGAATTGGATGCACTGCTCGCTCTCATTGAGTTTCATGATGATTGGGACGAAGTGAGTGAAATTGTGGGTGCAGATGTTCCTGTACTGTATGAGAAACTGTCCGAAATGCGTGATGAGGTCTGATGACTGCACTTAAGGAGTATCACTTCACCGACGAACAAATTGATTTCCTGTTACAAATTGTTCGTGATAATGCACAGTATGAAGATGACGAAGATCGTGAATGGATGGAAGAATTAGCAAATCAGATTGAAGATCAAATCGTAAATCATCCCACCAACGACTGAATCATGACTAACAACGCTTACACCTGGACTGACGATTTCAGCGGACTTGTTGAGAAGTATGCTGAGTTCGTGATGGACTCCATGGACATGAAAACGATGGAGCAATTTGTATTTGATACGTTGGTTCAAGAGTATAACAAGTACAGTGAGGAAGAACTTATCACTGAGATTCGTGAGTGTTATGATGAAGAATGGTTTGCAGATAATGGGATTGAGTTAAAAGAATCCCCCGATGCCGTGTGACGGTTGGGGAACTGGCACAAGGGGGGTTGCGATCCCCCCGAATCCGTGCAATACTTAAAGCATGAAAAACACCCACCTCGAACACCCCGAAGATTCCATCCTGACGGGTGATCTTTCTGTCCTGGATTGGTTTGTAACTGAGAGCAATCTCAGCGTTAAGATTGATGGTGCTCCTGCGATTGTGTGGGGGATTGATCCTGCCTGCGGCGAGTTCTTTGTAGGAACCAAGGCAGTTTTTAACAAGAAAAAGATTCGTATTGCTCACAATCATGAGGAGATTGATCTCTTCTATCAAGGTGAAGTTGCGCGTATTCTGCACGTTTGCTTTGATTATCTTCCTCGCACCAATTCTATCATCCAAGGTGATTTTATTGGTTTCAGCGGTTGTGATACTTATACTCCCAACACGATCACTTATAAGTTTCCTGAAATCGTAGATCAGTGTGTAATCGTTGCACCGCATACGGTATACACTGCTGAGAATGATCTTCGTGATGCTGTTGCTTCCCCGATGAAGTTCAGGATCACTGATACTGCTTACGTGAAGTTTGTGCAACCGAATGCATACATTCTGCACGGTCAAACTTCCTTCGCTGATGTAGAAGAGGTGTGCAACTTTGCCCGCCAAATGTCTACTGCTGTGGAGTTTGTTTCTGATAAGGAAGCAGCGAAGATTAAGCAACAACTGAATGCCTGCATTCGTGCTGGTGAACAGATTAGCACTGAGAGCGTAAATGAGTTTGATTGTGATCCTAACCTGATCCGTTTGTGGGCATTGGTGAAGTCAATCAAGGATGATTGTTTGTTCCTTTGCCGCAATGATGGTCCTGCTGCTTACATCGGTTACAATCGAATTGATGCCGAAGGTTATGTGATGACCAATGAGTTTGGTATGTTTAAGTTGGTCAATCGTGAGGTCTTTTCCTATCATAATTTCAACAGCGGGCGCTTTCAGTGTGCCGCTTGATTAACTGTCCACCATTCTCCCCATAGCACCCTCTGAGGTGCAATACTATAAGAGTCAAAGGAATTCGACCGATGCCGACGACCTACCAGACCAACATCACCGACCGCACTTATAACGGTTGGACCAATTATGAGACCTGGAATGTTGTTCTCTGGATTGAGAATGATGAGAGCATCTACGACTTCATTCAGCAGCATGATATCTGCTGCTATGAAGATTTGCTGGATGCATTCTATGAATTCGGCACCAAGGAAACTCCCGATGGTGTACGTTGGGATGATCCTAAGGTGAACCGTGCTGAAATTAACGGCGACGTTTTCGACTTCTGAATCTTAAAATCATGCTTCGTTTCATTAATCTTTGCCTGCAACCTTTCAATCGCAAGGTTGTAATCTTCACTGTAATCGAACCCCAATTCTGATCATGATTCGCTACGAAGTTCGTTATCAAGTTCCTTACAATGATTGCGCTTGGCGTTCACAATGGTTCGGAACGTATGATGAGGCAATCCGTATGATCGAATTTTATAAGTCTTGCGGATCGCCCGCGTACCTTGCCCCTTAGTGTGCCAGTCAGCGAACCGTCCACCAAATCGCCCGCTGCCCCCCATAAGGTGCAATACTTAAAGAGTCAAAGGAGTTCAACCGATGCGCTTCTCACCCGCCACCCGCCTTTCTGATCGCCAGACCGTGTGGGTTGGTTATAAGAATGACGGCAGCAAGTTCAATCGGATTACTGATCCTGTGGGTCATCCTGCTTCTATCTGGGCAGCACAGTATTCTGAGACCCACGCTGATGATGTCCGCCCTGTAACTTTCGGTTGATTGATGGGAACGGGAGCGCCCTAAAGACTCCCAGCAAACTCTATCCCGTGTCGATCACAATGTACAACACCACTGGACTTTCTCACCGCGAAGGCGTTAAGAATGAGGACGTTACTGTTCGTATTCTGAATGAGAAGAAGATTTACCCCGCCACTGTAGAAAAGCGCGGCGGGACTAAGTGTAAGGAAGATGCCGTTGCTGGTTATCAGCGCATCAGCATTAAGCGCAAGGATGGTATCACCAACGGATCGTTTGATTGGTTCAACACCAGCGCATACAATGATGTGCTGGGTGATACTTTTGACCACTTCCTTTCCAACATGAAGGAATTGCGTCAGATGCCCGAATCGCTGCGCTCTGATGAAGATTTTGTCCTGAAGATTCGGGATGGTTTCAATGCCCTTTGTGAGTTGGCGTTGGATAGTCTTACCTCTGAACAGGTTACTGAGATTCTCCGTCGCGGTTTGATTGATGCTAACTGCGGGTTTGATGTTGTGATCAACGACACCAAGACTTCGGAGATCTATGTATTCGCTGCAGATCAACATCCTGCACACGATTACATCTCCAACGGTTACTCTATTGTTCTCAAGGGCAACGGTAAGTCCTCCCGCATGATTTACTTTGTAGATGCGGAGGGTAACGTATACGATTGCGGTCTGCGTTTGCGCGTGACCAGTAACAACGGAATCAATGCATTTCTGGGGACCAGTAAGGCAAACCGTAACTCCCAAGTTGTAATTAAGTTGCAACAGGACAAGGTACAACATTTGCTGCGCTCCGTCAAGGCATCAGTGACCACTTACTGAACTGTCCACGATTCTCCCCACTGCCCCCCATTCTGGGGCATACTAAGGACATCGGGGGGAGGGAAGATTCGCCCCCCAAATTCACCTCTACTGAATCGATCATGCGTTACATCCCGATGAGCACTTACTCCTTCGATGAGATCGTAGAGCAGTGCCGCAACGCTATCAACAAGGCACCTAAAGAGACCCCCGATTTCTATGATGAGGTTTGCGAATTTGAAGAGTGGGAGAGTAAGTTCGCAGTCACCGTTTGGTGATCCTGGTTAACACCTTTCCAACCCCATTTCGTGTCGATCACGATTACATCATGACCATCCAATCCAAACTCAATTCGTTTATGTCTGATCGGGGTTTCTCCCTGGTCCGTTGTAAGAATCATGCGGTGTGGAAGCATACCTCAGGCGCACAAGTTGTGACCCCTAAGACTCCTTCCTGCAGTCGCATGTTTAAGAACATTGAGAGGGATATTAATCGCGCACTGAATAGCACTCTCTGCGCCGCCTAATGTATACGGGAACGGCAGCGCCCTAAAAGACTCCAACTGTTCTTTCTTCATTAACACTGACTCATGACTTCTGATCTGTATGTTTCGCTCCTTCGTCAGGGTAGCACTGGGAACGAAATTCTTTCGATTCTGGAATCAATTGCTGCTGGCGATGGTGACGCTAACTCTGCTGAAGATTCTGCTGGTCCTACTCTGAATCCCATTGCGTTCTGAGTAACACTGAGGGGGGCACGAATGCTCCCCTTTTCTTATAGTATTCGTTCTTCCTATTCGTTATCAGCAGCAGTTAAAGTTGCGCCAATTCTTTATACTTTGGCGGCCGTGCGTATATAAAAGCCTTAACTACCCTAACCTACAAACCTTTGAAAGAGCGAGAGAAATATAAGATCTCTTAAAAAAATTTCTCATATATAATACAGCACTTAAATGATTCTCGTAAAAAAAATTCCGCGAAAAATTTTGGGACCAGATTACTTTTATGGAAAGGAAATATAACATATACGCAAAGGGAACTGCAATTTATACATCTCTAAGCGAAGAAGAATTTCAAAGATCCTGGAAAGATCTCAATAATCTGGTGTCTATTTTTACGGAAGTGAATCGAGATGATTTGAGTTACGATGAGATCGTCGCCTCTTGACTTTCTCTGATATTCTCTCTATAATGAATTCGTAAATAGTTTAAACTTATGGCCAAAGGATTTACTGTAAAAACTACTGCGCCCGCTAAGCAGTCTGCTGAGGAGTGGGACTACGACGCGATTAAAGCGCGTATGCGAGGAAAGTCGATTGTATTCTGTCTACCAGGCAGAGGTTGTTCTTTCATTTTTCTGAAAAATTTTGTACAACTTTGTTTTGATCTTGTACAAAATCAGATGAGTATTCAGATCTCGCAAGACTACTCATCAATGGTAAACTTCGCACGTTGCAAAGTTCTCGGAGCAAACGTTCTGAGGGGTCCGAAGCAGGTTCCCTGGGATGGTAAACTGCCTTATGATTATCAACTCTGGATTGATAGTGATATCGTGTTTACTACAGAAAAGTTCTGGCAACTCTGTGATCTTGCTCTCCCTGCTGAAGGAGATGAGCGCGAAGTCGTCGCTGGTTGGTACGCTACAGAGGATGGTCACACATCTTCAGTTGCTCACTGGTTGGAAGAAGATGATTTCCGCAAGAACGGTGGCGTGATGAATCACGAAACTGTCGATTCACTGAGCAAGCGTAAAAAGCCCTTCACCGTAGACTACACTGGTTTCGGTTGGGTTCTGATTAAGAATGGAGTCTTTGAGAACCTGGAATACCCTTGGTTCGCTCCTAAGATGCAAGTCTTTGAATCTGGTAATGTTCAGGATATGTGCGGAGAGGACGTTTCGTTCTGTCTCGATGCTATCGATGCTGGATTCAAGATCTGGTGCGACCCTCGCGTTCGTGTTGGGCACGAAAAGACTCGCATTATCTGATGTACAGAATCCTTTACAAGGGTGATGTGATTCATGAGAGCCTCTCATATGAGGAGTGTGCAGAGGCTCTCCTTAACCTCTCTGAAGAATTTTATGATTCTGATGGGATGGAATTTGATCCTAATTATATTCAACTGGAGGAAATTTAATGGCGCGTAAATCTCTCACTGGAAACAAGGTAGTAATTGAGAGCAAACCCAAGCGAACTCGTCAAGGAACTGGTAAACATACTAAATACTCTGCGAGTAGCCGTAATGGCGCACGTAAACGTTACAGAGGTCAAGGCAAATGAGTCAGGTCTTTCAATGGTCTGCAGGACAAGTAAATGGGGGTAATCCCATTACTAAAACCAGATATGACGGTCCTCCAGGTTATTTTGATGAAACACCACAAACTCAGGAAGAAACTGAGGAAGAAACTCAACCAGAATAATTTTAAAGGGCAATCTATGCCCTTTTTTAATGCGCGTTTATCTCTATGACTTCCGATTTTCTATCAAAGAAAGAATACATTCTTGAATGGATCAAGTTTGTATCGGGCAAAAGACCAGAACTTGATGGATTTCCCATTTGTCCCTATGCAGCAGTAGCGAAATATGAGATCGTAGAGTGCTCAGCAGCAGAAATTGAACCGATTGCTGGTAAAGATGTAGTAATTTATATCATTGAAGATGAATTTACCCTACCTGAAGTTCAAAAGTGGGTAGATTTCTATAACGAAAAGCATGAACTCTGGGATTTTTTTGAAGATTGTGCTTCTTATAACACTTTCATCAATGGAGTTCAGACAAATAATGGAAAATATAACTTAATTTTAGGTCAACCTAAGGAAAAATTGAAAAAATTTCGTGAACAATTAGCAAAAACAACCTATTACACTCACTGGGACAAGGAATATTTGAAAGAAATACTCGGAAATGACTATGATGAATTGATTTCGGGATAGCAACCCCGTAAAAAGTTCTGATTTTCATGAAATCAGGAGCAAAACAATGTTTAAACGTACCGATAGGGACTCAAATTACATGCGTGAGATGTGGGGAACTGCCCACTTAACAAATGATTATGGTTGGGACAAAGAAATCCAAGACAAAAAAATGCTTCGTGAGATCTCAAACGATGATCTCACTCCAAAAAAGCATAATTTCAATGTTCAAAATGAACTTCATGCGAAAATTCGTAATGATGAAGACTATGATGATTGGGAGTATGGGACAGAACCGCTTTACGAATCAAAAAATCCCTAATAAATAAGATAGAATTATAATATTCAATGCCCGTAGAAAGAGTTAGTCGATCTTTCAGAGATGTAAGTATGACGTTTCAGGTTAATCCTTTAACGAAAGACTTCATTCAACTTAAAAATGAGAGTGCGATTGCACGAGCAGTTAGAAATTTAATTCTCACTGGTCGTGGTGAAAGATTTTTTGACCCAATCTACGGGTCTGAAGTTAAAAAATTATTATTTGAAAACGTTGATGTAGAAACCGCCATTACTTTACGTGAAGAAATTCGTTTAGTAATTGAAAACTATGAACCGAGAGTTGTTGTTAATGATGTAATTGTTACTCCCGACGTAGATAATAATCAGTTTTTAGTTACAATTGATTACAGAATCGTAGGAATTGATGTACCGCAACAAGAGTTAGAATTTGCATTACTACCAACAAGATAAATGCCACTAGTAAATTTTACAAATTTAGATTTCGATCAAATCAAAGCATCTCTTAGAGAATATCTAAGAGCGAATTCCAATTTCACCGACTACGATTTTGACGGATCAAATTTGTCTGCTATTTTAGAATTATTAGCATATAACACTTACATCAATTCTTACAACGCTAACATGGTTAGCAATGAAGTTTTTATTGATAGTGCTACCCTTAGAGAAAACGTAGTTTCTCTTGCTCGCAACATCGGGTATGTTCCAAGATCAAAAACTTGTGCGAAGGCAAATATATCTTTTACAGTCGATACGGCGGGATTTAATCTAGCAACTCGTCCAGTTACTCTTACCCTACAGAAGGG